TCCCCCGTTGTTGCTGTACTCAAACCAGTGCCGCCACGGGTGACGCCAAGAGTTCCAGATGTAATAGCCGACGCATCTACTGCTATGGCTGCATTAGCCGCCGCCGTAAGCTGTCCCTGCTGGTTGACCGTAAATGTGGCTACCTGACTGGCCGAGCCATAAGATGCTGGAGAAACAGCAGTATTGGCTATGCTGAAGACTGTTCCAGCCAAATTAAGGCCAGTACCAGCCGAATAGGTTACGCTTGAGCCAAACTGGATAAAGACAATATCCGTAGTGCCAACCGTAATCGGGAGCGGCGTCTGCTGGACCCAAGACGTATTTGCGTTCGTAGAGCCACCAATAATGTAAACAAAGTCACCAGCATCAATCTGGTTAGCCCCAGTTCCGGGGGTATCAAAGTCCGTAGCACGGGTCAGAATGAACGGGGTGGTCCCATCACCTACCTGCGTAACCGTATAAATGCCGTTGTATGGAGCATTTGCCCCGGCCTCATCCTTAACCAAAATACGGTTATCTACCGCAGGAGTGCTACCATCTATGGACAATGCACCATTAGCAGTAGCCGTAATCGTAGCCCCAACGCCGCTAGAACCATTGTCATAGATATATGTAGCCAGAGCCGCAGCAGTGGCATACTCACAAGCATCATGGAAGTTAAGGCCCGAAGCTACTGAATCTACATAGTTTTTGTTAACTATGTCTGTGCCATTCACGGGATCTGTACTGATCGTTCCCGTAGTCAGCGTAACCGCATTGATTGTGCTGTTTGCTGCCGCAGTAAGCTGTCCCTGCGCGTTTACGGTAAAGGTAGCAACTTGATAGCTGGAACCATAAGACGATGCCGTTACGCCGGTATTATCTATGCTGATAGTGCCAGTAGATGTAATTGGGCCACCAGTTAAGCCGGTCCCCGTATTGACCTGCGTAACTGTACCGGCACCTGTAACGGTAAACCAAACAGGATCCGCTGAAGCACCTTGCGTCTGAAGCAACTGGCCAGCCACACCCGGAGCCAGTGCAGTCCACCCAGAAGACCCGCGATACAGGATATTGCCCCAATCACTATTGCCGATCTGGGCGTCTAAAACCTGCGTAATCGTCTGATAATGGGGGTTAGACGATGCACCCTGAGAGACTACAAGCTGATTGGGAGAGGCCGCAGCAAGGGCTTCCCAGAGAAATTCACCCCGGTAGACCAGATCACCCTGCGTGGATCCGATCAAATCCATGACCTGAGAAACGCTAACGTCCTGCGGGTTTGCGGCACTACCAGTGACGTTGGCCTTAATGGTTTCAGCATCCATCGTGGCCAGATAGGAATTAGTCACCCCACCAGCCTGTAGCCCGATGGTTCCGGTTGTCGTAATGGGGCCACCAGAAATTGGCGCATCTGTATTGATCTGAGTGACAGTCCCAGACGTAGAGTTGAGATCAGCAACATCCTGCGTAGTTGTACGCCGAGATACCCCGCCCTGAACAATCTCCAGTTCCTCAGAACCACTGAGAGACGTAGCAACAGGTAGATTGGGGATCTGAATATTGCTCATGTCAATGGCCCTGTCTTTGGTACTTCCGTATTATTATACGGCAATCCGGGGTCATCTCCACCTATATCGTTAGGCACCGTAATGCTGGTGCCGGGTTCCTCATTGAGGCCATAGGGGGGCTCGCCCGTCTGCTGCGTAACACGGGTATTATCGTCTTGGGTAATGCGTGTATCACCACCGGGAACAGGCAATCCAGTGATCGGATCAACCGTATTCTGACCAGAAGTAGTTCTGGAATCAGTGGAAGCAACCACAAAATCCTGCACACGCGGGTTCATGATCGGCACCGGATCTGCCGGTACAATAATAGCCCGCAACTGCTGCTGTGGAGTGTCATTGCAGGTATTGCAGACCAAAATCCGCTTATTGATCAGCGATGCACCGGCCCAGTCAAATTGCCATTGCAAATCAACGTGATTGTACCGAAAACCGCACCTGTCACAGATAGCGTGGGCTTGAGGATTGGTGCTGCTAGTTCTGGCCCTACCGGCTTGGGAAGCATATGCCATTTACGCCCCCTACCTGTAATAACCAGAAATCTGAGGCGATATATACTGCTGCGCCGTTTCCACGTTCTGGTCAGCCGCTATCTTATATGCCTCATCAGCCAATGGCTTCGTAATCTGAACAAGCTGGGGGTTCCAAATCCGGGATAACCTTTCAGCCAGTCCCGTAGCAAAGGCATCCAGCCACAGGTACGGAATTTCAACATTCTGACCACCCTGAAGGTTGGAATCCTGTATCTGCCGCACCCGATAATACTTCAAATACTGGGCACTCGTTCCATCCGGCACCGGCCACAACGTCACCGTAGGGGCAATCAGACGGTCAAACCAGAATGTAGTGGTGAAACCCTGCTGCTCTTTATTGGGATAACTGGCGTATTCTGTACGGCTAACCGGCAGAATAATGCGGTCAATCGGATCTCCGCTACCGTTATCAGTCTGCATATAAGCATCCAGAATAACAACGGTATTGGCGTCCACATTATAGGTAGCTTGGCCAGCAACCAATGGGACCGTAACAAGATCAACCGCCCAGAGATTTACACCCCTGTTTGACCAATTTGCCAACATCAGGTTCGTGGCAATCCGAGAAGATTGCATATGTTCCTGCGTCAGGGACGTATTGCGCAAGCCAATCAGATTGAACGCATGAAGCGTCAATTCACCCAGAGAGGGGTTAAATGTATATGTGCCGCTAGTAGTCAATTTAGACTCCTATCAGCGCGTACCGGCCTGCTGAACGTATAGAGTTACCGTACCAGCGCCAGAGGCGACATTAATTCGGACACCCCGGCATGGAACCGTCAAAGCAACTGCACCCGCAGCCGTAAGGCCGGAGGAGAACCAATTTGCCGTAGCAGCAACGAAATCCGGGGACATGGGGTCATCAAACGTGTACTGGACTGTAAAGACCGGAGATCCGGTAACAACAGCACCAAGACCAACATTGAAGGGATTGGTCATGAAGCTGACCGCCACAACACCGCTGGTTCCAGCATTTGTCTGAGAGACTGTAATAGGTTCAGCAATCATAGCTATTTCCCTTTCGCCCTAGCAGCGGCCACATTATCCACGAGATTGGGATAGGGCCTACCTGCCGCACGGGCTTTGGCTTTAGCAGACTTCACCTGCTGCTTATTCAGATGCTTTACTTTAGCATCTTTTGGAGCATCTTTCTCCCAAAAAGGTTTGTCAGCCATCTAACAATCCCACTTTCTAAGAGATTTATTGATACGGCTATCCGGGTCAGCAGCTTTGGCAGAGCCGGTCAATTTACGCTTCATGCCAGTCATACGCTCACAAAATGACTTCCTCCGGGCTGCGTCAGCATCACTTTTCTGTGCTTGCTCACGAGATACCGGCGGTTTCAGATTATGACCTTCAGAACGTGCAGAGGCTCGGCCAGCGGCATTCAAGCCACCTTCCGGGTTCTTGCCTTCCGAACGCTGCCAAGCAGGCGATCTAGCCATTCCATCCTCCTTCGCAATACGGGGGCACTAAGGCCCCCGCTGCTCTTTTACCGTGCCGTGGGAGGGGGAGTACGGCTTAGTAATGAGAGGCCTTGCCGCGGGGCGTGCCTGCCGCAGCAGACGAGAACACACCGCCACCGCTCTTACGCGGCTTACGACCAGCATGAGCCGTGGACATTACGCCTTCAGCCTTCATGCCTGTCTTACCACCGCGCTTGAACCCGTTAGTTGGCTGCATTGCTTCCTTAGCAACATCGCTGTCGCCACCGGCATATGCTGTATGGTGCATTGCACCCTTCTTTGGAGCCTTACCCTTCATGTGAACCTCCTATGGTCCGATTAGATGTTGCCAATAGCCTGAATGTACTGAACCGTCAGCCAGCCAACACCGTCGCCAGTGTTGGTTGAAGTAACTTTAACCTCCACATCGGTGTCACCGACATCCACCCAGTTGCCCAAGCGAGTCGCATCGGCCCCGGGGGCAGCAGCGACAATGCCGATGGTTCCACCATCAACAGCAGCCGCAGCAGTAAAGTTTGTGTCGGAAACCGTTGTGCCAATGCCGAGAGTCGTGGCAGCACCATTCCAAGCAGTGAAAACATTCAGATCAATGGAAAGGATCTGACTGCCCGCTGGGACCACAATGGTGGTCCTCACGCTGTCCTGTGACACAGCAGACGTCTGAGCCATGACAACATAGCCGACGTTGGCGATGTCCGTACCAACAGTAGAGCCGGAAGTATTGAGGATGTCACCAGCCTTGATAGGACCGGTGAAAGTAGTCGTTCCCATAGGAACCTCCTGCACGATACGATCACACAGTCTGTGCAGCGTCCGCTAGGCCGGTCTGCGTGATCTATGAAACCTAGAATAAAGAGGCGGGACCGAAGCCCCGCCAATTTGTTATTACGACGGGAACGATCCGTAGATGGAACGCCAGTTGTAGTAACCGAAGCTGTAGCGTTCGTAACCTTTAACCAGAAGGTTGTCGGTAACAAAGTCCACTTGCATATCGGTTTCAAACTTAACCCTCTCCATATAGGAGAGACCGTCAATGTTGGTCAGCAGGAACCAAGCCGTAGCAGAGGTCAGATAGTCATTGACCATGTAACCTTCAGGCAGACCGCCTGCGGTTCCCTTGATCGCATTGACATCGTTGTCTGCTGTGCCCGGACGCAGTTCAGTCTGCGTAAGGCGGATGGCAACAGGTTCCAGCGCCGGGGGCACAACCAGACGGCGGCCACGAGCGAAGACCTTCAGACCAGCCTGATCCTTGAAGTTGGTACGGATGCTAATCATGCCGTTCAGCAGAGTGGCCTCGTTGAGGTCAACGTCTGTGGTCGGACGGTTAGCAACAGTGCCACCATCAATCGGGTGATCCGTAGCGCAGAGTGCCTTACCGTCGCCACCGATAGCAGAGTTATAGGTGGTTGCAGTGTTCAGCACGTTAGCGCCGTAGATTTCCTTGGTCTGCTGGAAAGATTCAATCAGACCGAGGTTAGACGGTGCAAACTGGGACTTATACAGGTTGTCGTCAATGGCTTTGCGGGTGATCGCATAACCAAGAGCGATTTCTGTATGTTCCTGATTGTAGATAAAACGCTCACCGGCAGCATTATCAAAAGCCGTCTGGCCGCCTTCAGTCTTCAACTGGGCGAGACCAAGGAAGCGCATCTCAGCGGTGCGTTCCAGAGCCATCTTTGAATCATGCTTGGTGAAGATCTTATCATACTGTGACGGGATCTGTTCGTACTTACCCTCAACGCCACGGAGGCCGGGAAGCAGCAGATCCCTAATAGCCGAAAGATTAACAGCCATTGGTCAATACTCCTCTTAGCCGACGCTCGTAAGCTGCTTAGTGCTTACGTTGTTGAAGGAGACGATAACATAGTTATACGCCCCAGATGCCGTACCCGGACCACCCGGCGGATCGGTCACAAGACCAACAACGCGGAAGGGAAGGGTATTGGTGGTGGTCGGAGTGACGGAAATGTCAACATAAGCACCAGAGATGCCCGTGCTGGTATTACCGGTTCCGATTGCGTACTGGACGTTAGCATTGACATCGGTAACAGCAGCGCCAACCGAAGACGAGCCACCAACCTGAGCAAGGAACTTAGCGTTGGGATCGTTTACGATGTAGCCGGTCACATAGTTGCTTGATGCTACGTCACTGCCCGGCCAATAGTTGGACCAAACAGTACGCTTCTGGGATACCGACAGATACTGGCAGCCGACAAAAATGCCTGCAACCTGTGTCGTGCCGGGGGAACCCTGAACTACGTTACCAGTGTTATCTGGGTTTACAGGGTCACCGTAGAAGATATTAGTGGCATTATACGCAATACGAACTGGCACCTGTTCATAAGTGGGGGCCGATCCCGTACCGCTATACTGCCGGAAACCGAAAGGCGCATTTGTGTTCGCCATCACGGAACTCCTTTAGAGGTTAAATTGAGGTTTTGTTCCTCCACGCCGGGGGAGGAATTTTACCGCACGCCGGGGCAGTAAAATGGGCATCGCCGTAACTGTAGTATACGCATACTGTACAGATAAGTAAAGAGCCGCACTTGGCGGCTCAATACAGGCTATTTTTCAGGGATAGGCATAGGCTCGTAGCCCTTTTTAACCTTAGCCAAAGAGGAATCCTGATTGGTCCGCTCAAACTGGCCCGGAGGCGCAGCAGTAAGCTGTTCCTCTTTAATCTGGACCTGACCGCGGGCACGCCGCAATTCCAGACGCCGAGCCTCGTCCGTAATGGACTTGGGCCGCTCCATCAGGATCATGCCCTTTCGCTCAATGGTCTGGCCCTTCCAGTCAGCCCCCATCAGTGCCCGGTGCTTGGAATCTTTGTTTACGTCAACCGGTTCCCACCCGCTTCTAGCCAATGCAGTCTGGTAGCCAACGTCCTCCTGCCCCATGACAGTCTTACGTTTCCACTCATAACTCCATCCTTCGGGGACCATATCACGGTCAATCCTGAACTCGTCCACGCCATCATCTAGGGTATTGATTGCCCCAAGAATCTCAGCAGCACGGCGTTCAGCGCGGGCAAGATCACTTTCCCGCATGGATTCCCGCATAGGCTTACGTATGGGCCTATCCGAAGAATAGTCAGCAGATGAAGCCTGCGTAGGCTTACGCATGGGTTTATCCGAAGAATAGTCCGCAGATGAAGCCTGCGGAGGCACACTTGGCATAACAAAATCGTCAAATTCTGGGTCAATTGACACATTATCCTGCATAAATGTGTCTACAGGCTCCTGAATATCTAATTTCTTTTGCCGTCCGCGCCGCCTTGGCGCTGCGTTTTCTGTATCGTTCATGATCCCGCTCCTTAATGAATTTTGCCTTCTTTCCGCAAAGCTACCATGTGCTTGGCGTACTCTTTTTCATCCATACCCATCATCTGGGCCATTTCACGCTGGTCAGCCGTTAGTCTTACGACGTTTGGCCTAGATCCAGTGCCATTACCGCTCCTAGATACAGGCGCAGCAGGGGGCGCACTCCTTCTTTGGACGGGTTTTGCCGCCATAGACGTGGCATCTTCATCTGTCTCATGTGAAACATTCTGACGCCGAGGTTCAATCTCCAGAACCCGCTCTACAGCATTGAAATAATCGTCCGTATCCGGCTCATACCCCCTAGAAACGACAAGATTGTGCGCCGAAATCATCTGATTCAGCATCTTATCGTCTCTGGCATACTCAGGATGACGCCGAACCCAATCCGCAGACCGAGGAGACAGGGTTGCAGTCAATGCTTCAACCGGATCCTCTGGTGCTACTGGCTTTGGCGGCGGCGGAGGTGGAGATTTCTCTCTGTTTTCCATGCTGCTACGCCCTGCCTCAAGCTGATTTAGCTTGATCAGGTTGTCAGACATGGATTGCTGGATCTCAGCAGCCTTGTCATAGTCGCCAACAGACAATGCTTCACTGTAATTCATGCGCAAAATGTCATTATCACGCCTTACAGTGTCAATTGCATTGCGGACAAGGTGAAGATTTACGTCTTCTACCTCGTTAGTAGCGTAATAAGCCTGATTTGCTGCTTCATGAGCGCGTCTTTCGGCCTCTTGCCGTGCCTGACGCTCATATTCCAGCTTCTGCTTTAACTCCGCAATGCCATCTTCAGCCGATAAGACCTTGGATTGAGGCTCTTCTGGCTCTTCCTCGCCGTCTGCAACCTCAATTTCCACTTCTTCCGTAGATTTTTCATCATCTTCCGGGATTTCTAGGTCAAGTTCAGTCTGATCCCTTGCTTCTGCCATTGGATCCTCCATCAGTAAGCCATGTCAGGGTGCGGAATGCGCCCTTTTGTAGAAACATCTTCCAACATTCGGCACAAAACGCCGTTAATTGTGATGCTCCAGCCATCAGATGGTCTGAACAGGATCCAATCTTCCTCATTAATTTCAATATCTTTGAACCAAGTATCCGTATCATCCTTAAATGCAGCGTTACCGGACTTAACCAGTAGCCCTACTTTGGACTGATACCGATCCTCATCAGTGGTCTGACTAGCCAGATGAAGGCCAGATCGTGTCTGCTGCGGCCTAATGTACACAGCAAGAAGTATCTGATTGTTAAAGATTTCCAGTTCTGATATGTCCCCCAAGTCATCAAGCAACTTCTGCTTTGGGTCCACATCATGCTTCATCATCATATACGGCATATTCCCCTCACTTTAGTTACGGGACTTCTTGGAAGCCTCCGTCTCTGCCACTTCAGCAAGTTCAAGAGCCAGTTTGAGACCAGCTAACTTGCCAACTTGGTGGCGATATTCACTAAAGTCAGGCGTACCGTGGCCATTACATAAGTTATCTTTTAATCGTTCAATCTCTTCTTTAATCAGTTCAATCAACTCAGCCTTGTATAGACCCTGTTGAGTAAACATCCCCACCCTCCATGCCCTCCTAAAATAGGGGGACGAGAAACATTTAATTCCTCATCCCCCATTTTGCTAGTGGAAGGCAGACTAGCAAACTACTTTACGCGCTTTTCCAACTCGGTCTTCTGGAGCCTACCAACGCCGGATCCAGCACCAGCAGTCAAATCTTTTACTGAACGCACTGTACGCCCACCACGCTTACGCGGCATAGGCATTCCGCCGGGGACCGGAGAAGCACCCATACCCGGAGGCATCGGAGGCATTCCCGGACCAGCGCCCGGCATACCACCCGGAGGCATTCCCATCGGAGGAGGACCGCCAGCAGGACCGCCCGGAGGCATTCCACCAGCGTGCTGCCCCTTGGGAGAAGTCTCAATATTGATCAGGATATTAGTGCGACCCTTATCCTTCTTGTCTTTCTTTTCCTTCTTCTCACCGGCCATCATGCTGCTCAGGAGGCCACCGTCCTGCTTTGCAATACGGCCACCGGCATAACGCGCAGCCCGGCCACCCTTCTTCAGGCCCTTGGACGATTCCTGCTCGTCATGCTTGTCATCCATCTTGGAGGATTCCCACTCCTTCATGGACATCCCGTGCTTCTTGGCCAGTTTTTTGTCCTGCTTCTCATCTTCAGCAGAACCTTCCCACTTGGCCTTACCGCCCTTTTTCATGGGGCTGAGACGCAGACCACGGGAATTTTCCTGACGCAGCAAAGAGGTAGGAACACCAGCATTCGGGGGAGCCATCGGTCCACCCATCTGCTTCTTGGCCCGGCCACCTTTCTTGTATTCGGCATTGTCACCAGCGCCAGCAGCTTCAAGTTCTCTACGGTATTCCCGTGTGGAAAGCCGATTAAGATCCTTGGCAGCGCGAGCCAGACGAGCATCTAGGCATAGAACCGCCCATCTGCTTCTTAGCCCGACCACCCTTTTTCATGCCGCCAATGTGCTTGATGCCTTCACGCTTTTCATTGGCTTCCTTGCGGTTGGTATTGGCCTTAGCAAGAGCAATGTCCTTGGCCTCTTCCTCGTCGTTCTCTACCTTGCCACCCTTCTTATAGTGGCCAGCAGCACCGCGCTTCGGCTTGGAGGCGTTTTCCTGACGACGCTCAATGGCTTCCTGTTCCTTGGTGGAGGGGCCATTCTTACCGCCCGGCATCGTAGCAGGACCATAATTTACCTTGCCGCCCTTCTTCAGGCCATAGGAACCCATAGGCTCACGGGTAGCCCTAGCAACGTCCCGGCGACCCTCCATGGTCATGTCCATAGTGTCCTCTGGACCCTCGGTCATGCCAAGCTGCTCGTCCTTCCGGTCATCATAGCCCTGCGGGGCCATAGCCATCATATCTTCTTTCTTCTTTTTCCGTGGCTTACGGTCTGCACGAACCAGAGCAGCGGCACCCATAACCTTGCCGCCCTTCTTGTAGGCACGGCGGCTAATCGGGCGCATACCCGTCTTAACGTCAGCATTCAGCTTTGCGGGGGGTGTCCAGTCCGAGGAATCAACCTTTTCGTCCTTTTCACCGGCAAGTTTACGGGCTTTTGCCTTCATGGCATCGCGGCCCTTTTTAGCCATTTCGTACATAATGCGCTCCTAGCTAGGAAACCGGGCGTCCCCGGAGTTGCCGTGAAAGAAAGGGGGCACCGGGCAACGTCGGTGCAGACCTAGAGGATACCATAAGTGCCCTGTCTACGATAGGGGATTGAGAAACAGGGATTTGCCGCCTTTGAATTGGCCCCGCAGCAGGAGAAACCTCTCCGCCATCAGCAAAGTCTGACCCATGAACTTCCTGAATACTTTCCAGCATCCGATCATTAATAGGCTGAATACCCTGCCTTTGTTCAGTATTTCCTCTCCAAGAAGATCGTCCCAAAGGATTTGGAGAGTAAGGATGAATTATCAGAGGTTCGTCTTTTAATGCGCCTGTCTTATGTATTGCAGGATCCATGACAGATTTTTCAGCATAATCAGGCATGGCAACCTGACGCTCAATAAAAGGAACCTTACCAACTATCTTTCCAGACGTTGGTACTTGATATGTAGAATGTTCAAAAGCTAACCTATCAAGATCATATTTACTCGGATCTAACTCAACTATGTGATGACCCATCATATTTCCAGATGTACTCAATAGTTCTGGATCAGTAATTGCTGCCCGTGTAATTCCAACAGAAGGAAAACCCATTTTCTGCCATGGCGCTGCTTCCATATGCTTTACAATCGCAGCCCTATGGGTACCAGAGATTGTACGCGCAAAATCACTTGCAGCTTCTGCATTCAATATACCGGGCCATTTATCTAATTCCCGTATCCTTTTACCCCTAGTCTCCTCTGCTTTAGGTCCAGTGCCTTTAATATGTTCTCCAGCCTTTAAGCTATCATCAAATTTTTTAGCATCTTTTTTGGAAAGACCAGACCCCGGTATCTGGGCCATAAGAGTCTCAAACATATTAACGGAAGAATCCACAGCAGTAGGAGCCATAGGAGCAAACGCCCCATAAACAGGCCCCTTCTCAGCGGCTTCCAAAATGTTATTTCTCAAAGCGGTGGCAGCACTCTGATCATTAGCCCATACAGCACCTTCATTGGGTTCAAGCATATACTTGGTGCCAGCATGGAGATCTACGCTCCAAGCTAATGGTTTTCCATTAATGTGTGTGAGCCTTCCAAGGTTTGATCTATCACCGCCCAAAGTAAATATGGTGCCGCCTTTACCAATCTTATGGAAATCATTCCAACTCATTTGAGGCGCTACTTTTGGCCTTGCGTTTCCTAATGGGCCAATATTTGTAGTTACATCTTGCGCTTCCATAGGTAGAACACGTTTAGAATATGCGCCACGCTCATGCACTGGCATTTCATATGTGCCTCTTACCCGCGCAAATTCTGCCGCCCTTTCAGGGTCAACATCATCTTCTCTTAAAATCTTCTTCAATCGCCTTTGAAGTTCAGTATCTTCTCTGGTTAACAATCCCCCACGGGCATATCCATTTACTTCTCCGCCATCAGCAAAAGCTGACTGCCCCTGCATAATGCTTTCACGCATCTTGGGTGTTATATCAATACCCATAGCAGGGACAGAATTTCCGTCCTTGTTTGGCAAAAATCCCTTTATCCCGACTTTTGCGTCTTTATCATGTTTACTGACAAGTTTCTGCAAAGCCTTTGGCACGATTTTATCGTAGTAGCCCTTCATGCCCTCGCCGCCAACTGACAGATCAACCCCAGATATGGATTGCATTGGACTTTTTTTGGCTGGAACCTGAGCAATGAGCAGGCTACCCTTAACTCCTCGTGATCTGAAATCATCACGGGCAGCCTTAGCCGCTTCCTCCGTAGGATAGCGTTCAGATTTTTGGCCACTTAAAGCATTATGAACAATATAACCTGCGCCTTCTGGCTCAGGCGTAGCAAACATCTTTTTGGCTATTTCCCTACCGACTAAATCTTCAACTTCACTTGGCTTCATATTTAGCTTTGTAAGAATTTCTTCACC